AAAGACGAAGGCGCCTGCTGCCAATAAAGAAAACTAAACACAGGGAGCGTAACTGCGCGCGGCTGGTGATCTCTGGCGGTAACGTGAACAACGGTACGAATGCCGGGCCTTTCTACCGGAACTGTAACAACGGTACGGGTAATACGAACTGGAACATCGGCGGTCGCCCACTTTGTTAGATTCTCGATTTTTACGACATTATCCTAAATATTTGAATAGATAATGCCGCAGGTGCGCTTCCTTACCCCTTGGTAAAAATAGGCCGCGAATGGCGCTGGTTAGTACGCCAGGAATGGAGCTGGAAAGTCAGCGAGGCTAACAAAGAGAGTCTGAAAGGAGATAGCCATTCATGGAAGATACACAAAAGCAAGACAAGCTACCACCAATCAAATACACGAAGCGAGTCGGCCACTTATTCGAACACGTCCGAGACCTCGACAACCTGAAGGAAGCGATCAAGGACGCGGCGAGACATAAGCGGAAGCGCAAAGAAGTCCAGAAGGTCCTGGAGGACATCGATGGACACGCGCTGGAGCTGCAGAGGATGCTGGATGAGGAAACCTTCATACCGGCCAAGTACACAATGCGACGAATCAACGATGGCATTCAGAAGAAGACCAGAGACATCGCAATCCCGCGATTCTGGCCAGATCAGTGCGTACATCACGCATTCGTTCGCATTTTCAAACAGATCGTTCTGCATAGTGCCTATCTGTTCAGCTGCGGATGCGTACCGGGAAAAGGAACGCACGGGGCAAAGACCGCGATCGAGAAGTGGATCAGGAAGGATCCGAAGCATACCAAGTACGTCCTGAAGCTGGACGTCCGAAAATGCTATCCAACCATGAACCACGAAGAACTCCGGAAGAAGCTGCAACGCAGGATAAAAGATAAGAAGTTCCTGCGCCTGGCAGACCGGATCATCGCGAGCTTTCAACAACCGATGGCCACGCACGAAAGACTGCTGCCGGAGACCGATGCGGTAGGCATCCCGGTCGGGCTCTTTACCTCGCCATGGTTCTGCAACTTTTTCTTTCAGGACATCGACCACAAGGTCGCCGAGAAAACCGGAACCGCGCACAACGTGAGATACGTGGATGACATGGTCTTGTTTGATTCAAGCAAACGACGACTGCACAAAGCTCTCGAATTCATCGAAGCCGAAGTAAAAGCCACGAAGCAGACCGTCAAGGACAACTGGCAGGTCTTTATATTGAGCAAGCGCCCGCTTGACTTCTTAGGTTTCAAATTTCACACGAATAAGACAACCATCCGGAAGTCAATCATGCTGAGAATCAGCCGGAAAGCCAGGACGATCGCAAGAGCTGCATACGCGTCCATCCGGAACGCGCACGCCATGGTCTCATACGTCGGATACATCGTGAATTCAGACAGCCAGCGCTTCTACGAGAAGTGGGTGCGGCCGTTTGTTAATATAGCACAACTGAAAGGAGTTATCGCTGATGAAGACAGAAAGCAACATCAGGCCTGCGTCGCAGTTTGAAATTGAGGCGCTCCCGCCAATCGAAGGAAGATCCTGCACCGTCATTTTATATGACAATATCCAGGGACCATTCACACGCCAGGCTTCAGGAGAAGACCAGGAGCCACAGGAATACTTCACATTTGACCGCTACACAGTAGACACGATCTACAGAGAAGGCCTCGCTGCAGCAGTCGCAGCAGACACAGAGACCTGGATCCAGAATGCCAAAGAGGCGGAAGCATCCGGAGAACAGCCGTCAGAGCTGGAAATCCTGACAAAGACCGTCACAAAGCAGCAGGCACAGATCGAGTCAATCAACCAGAGCGTCGACGACATCACGCTCGCGATTCTTGGAGGTGAGTAAAATGTATGAAAGACTGAAAAGATTATACCAGGAAGGACGCGCGTCCGAAGCAATGCTGAAGAACGCAGTCAAGAGAGGATGGATCACAGATGAAGAAATGCAGGAGATCATCGCCTCAAAGAAAGAGCCAGAGATTCCAGTGTCTACACCGGAATCCAGATAACACCTGCAGAAGGACATACGAGCCATGCACGGAAAGCTGTCGGTACTTCGGTACCTGCGGCGAGTGCGTGGCTTATTTTATCCCGGCAGGCCAGCAGCCATGCAGAAGCTGCAGCAAATTAAATGCAGGAGGGAGGTAGGAACCAATGGACATGACAGCAATCGTCGTGGCCGCCAGCATTCCGTCCGCGTTCACAGGCTTCTGTTTCTGGCTCATTGAGCAGAATCTCAAGAAGCGTGCGGACAATGAAAAAGAGGAACGCGAGGAACGCCAGCGCCAGCTGGACGAACGCGAACAGATCAGAGAGAAAAATGAGCTCTGCATCATCAACAGCGTGAACGCAGCCATAGCGCTCGGAGAGGCCACAGCCAGAGCCGTGCAGAGAATCCCGGATGCACACTGCAACGGAGACATGCACGCAGCCCTGGACTACGCTCAGAAGGTCAAGCATGAGCAAAAGAACTTTCTGAACGAGCAAGCACTGAAACATATCATCGAGGAAGGAGAACAAGTATCATGAAGAACATCGATTGGAAAAGAAAACTGACAAGCAGAAAGCTCTGGACAGCAGTGGCATCATTCGTATCAATGATGATCGTAGCCACAGGAGGCGCAGAGAACACAGCCACACAGGTAACGGCACTCATCATGGCCGGAGCATCCGTCGTGGCATACATCATCGGAGAAGGACTCACCGACTCCGCCAACATCGGTGCTTCAGATGATACCGAGGAACAGTAACAGGAAACATACGCAATAGGGCGGCCAGTAGGCTGCCCTATATTATTACAGAAAGTGAGGAAACAGATATGGCAATCAAAGGTATGGACATTTCATGTTGGCAGGGCAATGTAGACTTTGCCAGAGTAGCAGCAGGCGGCATCAAGTTCGCAATCCTCCGTGAAGGATACGCACAGACGGTAGACGCAAAGTTCCGCCAGTATGTGGATGGCTGCAGAAAGAATGGCATCGAGATCAAGGGAGTATATCATTTCAGTTATGCACTCAACGCAGAACAGGCAGCGCAGGAGGCGGCATTCTGCATCAAGCAGATGGAGCAGGCAGGTCTTGGAAAAGATGTAATCGTATTCTACGATTTTGAGTATGACACCGTAAAGAAAGCCAAGGCAAAGGGAGTGACCCTCGGAAAGAATGAGTGTATCGCATTCACAAAGGCATTCTGCGAGTACGTGGAAAGCCACGGATACAAAGCAGGTGTTTATTCTAATATCGACTACCACAGAAATATGTATTCGGACGAAGTGCTCTCCAAGTATGTGTACTGGCTCGCAGATTACACAGGATCTCCGGACTATGACTGCGCATTCCACCAGTACACCAGTTCCGGAACAGTAAGCGGCATCGATGGCAAGGTAGATATGGATTACTACTATGGAGAGAAAATCAAAGAGAACCAGGGCGAGAAGAAATCCGTTACTGAGGTAGCTAAGGAAGTCATCGCGGGCAAATGGGGAAACGGAGATGACCGCAAGAACAGACTGGCTGCTGCCGGATATGACTACGCAACGGTGCAGGCAGAAGTGAACCGCCTTGCAGGAGTAACCTCCGCACCGAAAAAGAGCGTGGCAGAAATCGCCAAGGAAGTCATCGCGGGCAAATGGGGAAACGGCGATGCCAGAAAGAACCGCATCAAGGCAGCGGGATATGACTACGATGCAGTCCAGAAAGAGGTCAACGCACGGCTTGGAGTAAAACCGCAAAAAAGCGTTACTGAGGTAGCTAAGGAAGTGATCGCAGGCAAATGGGGAAACGGCGATGATCGCAAGAAGAAGCTCAAGGCAGCAGGATATGACTATGCAGCAGTGCAGGCAGAGGTCAATCGCCTCGCCCAGGGAGGGAGCTCCGCAAAGACAAGCGTGACTGCTGTGGCCAAGGAAGTCATTGCAGGCAAATGGGGAAATGGCGATGCCAGAAAGAAGAAACTGCGGGCGGCCGGTTACGACTACAATGCAGTCCAGAAGGAAGTCAACAGACTCATGAGATAAGATGATCCCGACATTAATGTCGGAAACATAGACAAAAGCCAGGGAGGTCAAGCCTCTCTGGCTTCTTTTTTGATGGCCTCAGCATCGGCCAGGAAGAATATATCCCACACGTCCTGCGGGGAGAGTTGATACCGGACTGCGATCCGGACTATGTGCTTGCGCTGGAATGGCTGCCGCCCGTTCCAAATCGTCGAGAAATTGGATGCAGTCATGCAAAGAAAGACCGCAAGCGCTTTATTCGTATCGCCATGATTATCCATGGCTTGTTTCAATTTTTCTTTGTCAAACATTTTGATTCATTCCTTTCTAAAAGGATTACCGTGGAGCGCTTCGATTAAGTTGCGCGGGGAAGCTGCAGAAAACCCAGGATAAAATTTATACAATCATAGGCGACGCCTTTCTGGCCGGTGGCCGGGTGCAAGGTTTACGAGGACGTCCAGCGGGGCTGCCAGACCTTCAGGCTTTCACATTAAAAACCAGGGAAACTTGTCGAACATCAATCCACGGTATCCGTCGCACTTCTTCCTGCAGGGCTTCGGACCTGCCATCGGCGGTTTAATACCTGGGAGATTAGCTCTCCCATAGCTCTATGTCATGAATCTCGATATCGGATCCGAAGTGGTCCTTTGCGGCCTTTCTGGCCTGCGCCTTTGTATCAACATAAGCTCTGACCACGTCCCAGGCGCCTCCAGGATAGCTCCATGTTACCAGATATACTCTATTTGTTTTTCTCATAGCTTATGACTCCTATCCGAAATACTTCTTTGAAAACTGCTCTTTGCTAAGCACATGTCCGTCATACACATATTCAATCGCTGAATTCACATCCATGCCGAGACCGGAAACAAGTTCGCGGACTAAATGAGTAAGATTATTATTTTTAAGATATTCTTTCATGATTTCAATATTTTTCATTTTCAAGACCTCCGATTTGTTTATTTGCTTTCCTTTAGGTTGTCTGTATATTAGCTCTAGTGGCCGCTACTATTCAAGTTATTTATAACCGTAATTTGCACAAAGATCTCGGCCAGTTTTTGGTGGTAATTAGTATAATTTATAACTACCTGGAAGCCATGGATCCGTCCGGAAAGAACCGGCGCATCTGGTACCGGCCAGCTCAGGTAAAAGATACCAGAGCTGGCCGGATGCCGCAGCTTCCTGCCGGGCAGCTCGGAAAGCCTGGTCCTGGCTCTGCGTTTCCATATAGAATCCACCAGCCCCGTGCACACGATAGATCACATTCATAAAGACACCTCCGTAAATTTACTTTCACTTTTTTATATTGCGGGCAGAAGGCATCATAGTTGGGGACTTTTGACACCCACATCATATAATAAAAAGTAATACAAAGATGCCGAAAACAGCGTATAAACGAGGAATATAGATGAAAAACACAAAGAAAAAAGGATTTACTCTGACGGAGTTGATGGTCGTACTGGTAATCATTGCGATCATTGCGGCGATCGCAGTCCCTTTTTTTATAAAATACTGGAGGATTGCGGAGTTTCACCATCGAAGATCCGATCGAGTACGTGTATGAGAGTAAACAGTCCCTGATCCATCAAAGAGAAGTTGGCGAAGATATTACCGATTTTGCGTCTGCGATCCGCAGTGCCCAGCTCGCCGGAACCTTAAAAGGAATCGTTAGCCAGTGCCTGATCCCATGCGGCGGTGGAACAGCCCGCGTGGCAGCGACCGAACTTCTTGTCGGTACGGATGCCATCCTCAACCTCGTCCGCGAAGGAAAGGCACACCAGATCCCGGCAATGATGCAGACTGGAAGCAGCAGCGATATGCATACCCTGAATATGGATCTGTCCAGACTCGTGCGGCAGGGATTTATCACAAGAGACGATGCGATCGCTTATACCAACAATAAAGCAGAAGTTGGACAATATTTATAAAAAGATACATATTGAATATTTATAAAAACTTTTAACCTTGGTGTGATTTCGCCGCAAAGAAATTAAAAACCCCCGGAGTGCAGTCCGGGGGTTTTTGTTTGGGTGCGCTTAGCGGCACACGTTTCTAACGGGTTAAAGTCCCGAATCCGCCCGGTAGTGGGAAGGATATAGCCGAAGGCAAGGGTG